CTTGGGCAAATTCAAGTATTGCATCTGCAAACGTTTACTACAGGAATGGGTCTAGTTAATGTCTAACAAATTAGCAACAAAAGATTTATCAATCAACAATGCTGAAGCATTTATTGATGCATTAAATAGGGAAGACGGAAGAGACGAAAAAAACTCTACCATTCTTTACGCTGCAATTGGCAACATTAATGAATATGAAAATGAACCGTCACCTTCTGCTCCAATCGACAATGGTCAGTATATCCAATATCAAACGCATCGAGATTTTATCGGAGCCAAAAAAATTAATACAAATGATGTTAGTCATGTCACTCTGAGACATGACTGGACGAATGGAACTGTCTATTCGATGTATCGAGATGTTGATATTAATTTATATAATCGTCCATTCTATGTAATGACAGACGAATACAATGTTTATAAATGTTTATATAATAATCAAGGATCTCCGTCAACAATTAAACCTTCAGGATTTTCCACAACACCTTTCACTACTTCTGATGGGTACACTTGGAAATATATGTACACATTGTCTCTGGGTGACGCTAGTAAATTTTTAACGAAAGTTCATATGCCTGTTAAGAAAATTGAAACGGGTGATGGTTCGACTGAATCTGATAGACAATTGCTCGTACAAAATGCATCTACAAATGGTTCAATAGAAATTGTTGAAGTTAATGACACAGGAGTCGAATATTTACAGGTAACAAATGGAGTTGTAGATGCAGGAGGAAAATTTACAATCCGAATGAGCGGTAGTTCAGGAGTAGACGTTTCACCTATCGATAATATTTACAATGGTTCTTCTGTTTATATTATTTCTGGAACTGGTTCAGGTCAATTGAGACGGGTCACAAATTATGTAGGATCTACAAAGACGTTAACAGTTAACACTGCTTTTTCAACAACTCCCAATACTGATAGTCGAGTAATCATTTCTCCTACAGTAAACATCATAGGGGATGGACAAGGTGCCAAAGCATATGCTAGAGTTGATAACAATGGTGGTGTTTCTAATGTATCAATTATAGACTCTGGCAGAAATTATACTCGCGCAAAAGCATATATTACTTCAAACGTTGTTCATGGATCTGGTGCTTCTGCTAATGTTATCGTCTCTCCAGTAGGAGGACATGGTAGTAATCCTGTTAGGGAACTGGGAGCAGACAAAGTAGCGTTGAATATTAAATTTAATTCTAACGAAGGAATTTCTGCAAATGGCAATGGTTACATTCCTTCCAACACAGAATTTAGAAGTATATCTATAATCAAAGATCCAATGTTAAAAGTAGACGCAAATAATAATCACGTTCAAGTGGAAACTATTGCAAATACTTCAAACTCACCAAACACTTTAAGGTTTACTTCAAGAATGGTTATTTCTTATAATCAGATGGACGGTAATGATCCAGTTAATAGTTTGCAAGTAAGAGATATTATTACTAATGAAAGAATGAGACTTCAAGCAGAACAAGGAACCTTGGAGTTTATTACTGAGTTATCTCCTGTTCAAAGAAGGACTGACTCCTTACAGAAAGCAGTTCAGGGTGCTAATGCTCAAGTAGTATTTATTCGTGAGGATGAAACACAATCTGATCCATCCTTCTATACAATGTACCTAAATAGTGTAGAAAGTTATAGTGACAAACCGTCTTTTGTAAAGGACGACGTTATTCTTAAGAGTACAAGTGAAACTGAAATTGCTACGGTCGAATCGATTAAAGGACCAGAGGCAAATACTTTTTCTTCCGAAGTACTCTTTACTGAAAGCATTGCAGTAGTCACTCGTGACTTAGACCAACAAGAAGATTTTAAAATTATCCTAGATTTTTAAGGTAACATAAATGGCACTCGAAACTAATTTAAATCAAAGTCCGTATTTCGATGATTTTGTGGAAAACAAGAAATACCATCGTGTTCTTTTTAGACCGGGATTTGGGGTACAGGCAAGAGAATTAACTCAACTTCAAAGTATTCTTCAAAATCAAATTGAAAAATTTGCAAATAAAGTTGTATACGATGGTCGAGTAGTTTCCGGTGTAGGTCTGCATACAGATACAGTTAACTATGTAAAATTAAGAGACAAAGATGCTAATAACAGAGTGTTGCTTGTCACGGATTTTAAAAACAATGACGGAACAATTGCTAACGTTAGCATTACAGGAGAATCTTCTGGAGTCGTTGCTAAATTAATTGACGTAGCAGAAGGTTCTGAAGCTGCGGCACCAAATTATCTTACCGTGTTTGTTCAGTACCTCAATTCCGGTACAAATAATACTAAAAAATCTTTTGATAACAATGAAACAATTATTGCCAGATCTCAATCTGACAGTTCTTTTGTGGTTGCCGCAAATACCATAACTACTGCTTCTACAGGACTCGGTTTAAGAGCAACTGTTTCTGACGGGGTTATTTACCATAAAGGGCATTTTATTAATGTAGATGCTCAAGGAATTATCTTAGAAAAATATAACACGACTCCTTCAAACAAAGTTGGTTTTGAAACTCGTGAGACCACAGTTAACTCTAACGAAGATTCATCTTTATTAGACAATGCAACAGGGGCAACTAATTTCTCAGCACCGGGTGCCGACAGATTAAAACTTAGTCCCGTATTAGCAACTCGTGCTATCGAGTCAGCAGTTGCTAACACTACGACATTCTTCTCTATTGGTAATGTAGAAGAAGGATTGGTCACGCAACAAACAAATCAAGAACTAGGTGCTGTTAATGATCTCGTAGCAAATAGAATTTTTGAAACAAATGGTAACTTTGCAACAGAACCATTTAATATCAGAGTCAGAGAACATTTAAAAAGAAACGATAATTTTGGTCGTTATGAAGCAGGAGACATCAATAAACTTGTTGCGGAAATCGAACCTGCGATTGCTTACGTTGGAGGCAATCGAATTTCAATTGACGAAACCGTAGTTCGTTCTTTTGATAAAGCAACAGATTTTGAAACTAAAGACGCACGAGTAATCGGGCAAACTGTTGGAAATTATGTTATTGTTGATGAACAAGTTGGGACTTGGGACTTCCAAGGTTTGAGAACGGTCGGATTATATGACACCGCATTAAATGCAATTTCAGGATTAAACTTTAGTGACACGTCAACATTGGGTGCAACTGAAATTGGTACTGCTGTAGTTCGCGGGTTCCAGTGGCATTCAGGAAATCCCGGAACTTCAACTGGACAATTTAGATTATATCTATTTGACATTCAATTAGAGTCAGGAAGATCGTTCTCTGATGTCAAATCTATCTATCAACAAAACTCCACAGGTGCCACTGCAATAGCGGACATTGTATTAGATTCAAATGGATCTGCTGTTCTACAAGACACTCCATTAAAAACCATGGTATTTCCGTTTACTCAAACAGGAACAAAAACATTAAAAGATGAAGATAATGTTGTTGATACTCAATTTGTTGTAAGAACAGAAAAAACTGTTAGTTTTGATGCATCGGGAACTGCAACGGTCACACCAAATACAGCACATGCAGGTGGCACAGAGACACTCAATGATACCGGAACACCTCTCACAAATACTGACGAAAGAAACATTATAATTGTTGCAAGAGATCAAGTTGATACGGAACCTCATACTGGTCACATTGCAGACGTAAGTGGAACTACGGTTACTGGTGGATCGACAACTTTCTTGCAATCTTATAAATCCGGTGACGTTATAAAAATTGTGCAAGGAGTTAACACTCATATTGGAATCATTGATACCATCACTAGTGACACTGTGTTGACTGTGAATAGTCTTAGTCCCACAATGGAAACGAGTTCAGCAACCTTAGCTCATGCAACAAGATTTCCGAAAGGACACGTTTTTGATACAGTGTCGAACGGACAATTCCAATCCACATCCACTCAGCACAATATAAATCTACAACAAGCAAACTTATCAAGTGATTTTGCCGCATCTGTCTATTTCGATATTAATAGATCAAGTGCAGTAGCTGCGTCCAAAACTGCTGAACGCAATAAGTATGTCCATATTAATTGTGCTACTCACCCTAATAGTTCTGTTGGTCCATGGTCACTTGGAGTATCAGATGCTTTTAAATTAATTAAGATTTATAAAGGTGGTGCAGCTACAGTAACCGATTCAGATACGGATGTTACTGAACATTTTATTTTAAATGATGGTCAAAAAGATGGTCACTATGACACTGCTAGTATAGAGTTAAGGGCGGATAGTTCATTAGACTTGACAACTGCAGGTTTGTTGGTTAAATTTGATTATTTTGGAAGAGACACCTCGGCTGGTATTGGTTTCTTCTCTGTAGATTCTTATCCTGTTAATGATAGCGCATCTGCTCCAGATGATAGCATTAGAACTGAGGAAATTCCAGTATTTGTTTCTCCTTTCTCAGGAAAAAGATTTGACTTAAGAGATTCTGTTGATTTTAGACAAACTAAATCATACAACATTACTCCATCTGCTAATGCTATCGCAGTCCAAACTCCATCAATCACTAACCCTACGTCTGCGACAACATATATTATTGATTCGTCTGGTTCCTATTGTCCTACTCCGGATGAGAATTTCCAGACAGATATTCAGTTTTATCTTCCTCGGGTAGATAAAATTACTTTGACGAAAGAAGGAAACATTGAAGTTGTTAAGGGAATTCCTGCTCCTGTTCCCCAAGAACCATTTGGTGGTGCGCATGCAATGTCGATTGCTACTCTTAATATACCAGTATTTCCTTCTCTGTCACCACAAGCAGCGAAAAGTTCTGATAGGTTCGATTATAGAGTAGGACTGAACATAATCAATAATCGTAGATATACTATGAAAGATCTACGTGCTGTTGATCAAAGAGTTAAAAATTTAGAATATTATTCATCTCTGAATGCATTAGAAACATCTGCCCGAAATAAACAAATCTTTGGTGAATCTGGATTGGATAGATTCAAAAATGGTTTCTTGGTAGATAATTTCGATGGTCACAATATCTCTGACACTAAAGCAGTTGGGTATCGAGCTGCTATTGACAGAAACAGAACAGAGTTGCGTCCTTCATTTAATCGAGTTGATGTTGGATTATCAAATGACGTGACACTAACGTCAACCAATGTAGTTAAGAAAGGTGATTTAATTTGTTTGACTTACACTCATTCTAGTTTTATCGATCAAAATTATGCATCGAAGCTACGTAATCCTGTTCAAGAATTGACATTTAATTGGGAGGGTGAAATCGAACTAAACCCTTCAATGGATAATACTCCAGACATCACTGAACTACCAGATGTTCAAGTTGATTTTGATGGTATGTACAATGCTATTGAAGAAATTGCAAGACGTACTGGTGTCACAGGAATTGATTGGGGTGCATGGCAAACAACTAGTTCGTCATCTTCATCTACCAGTACAATGCCAAACCGGATGACACGGATCACCACGACTACAACTCAGTCAGACCAAATTCAACGTGGCATTCAAACAACGATGAGTCCTTCAACAGAAACTTTTGATCTTGGTAACATGGTCACAAATGTTGCGACTCGTGATTATATTAGATCAAGAAATGTTGAGATTACTGCGTATAGAATGAAACCAAACACAAGAGTATATCCTTATTTTGAGGATGAACTTGTTTCTGGTTATGTTACACCTGCTGACGCAAGTCATGCTAATACTGCTTCTGAAGGATCGGATCTCATCACAGATAGCACTGGTACTTTGTATGCAAACTTTAGAATTCCAAATGATGATAACTTAAAATTTAGAATTGGAACAAAGCGGTTTACTCTAAAAGATGTTGCCAATACTATCACGCAATCTGATCTGATCACTACTTCTGCACATGGAGATTACACTGCTATTCAACTAGACATCTCTCAAAGAGGTGCTAGTATTAGTATGAAGGTTCCGCAACTTTCAGACCAAAGAGTTTCTAGGAACAGAACTGTAACAACTGTAACAACCACAACGACTCGTCATGATCCTCTGTCACAAACATTCTCAGTTAATGTCGGTGATTCTGAGGGTGTGTTTATCACAAAACTGGATCTTTTCTTTGGCAAGAAATCTAGCACATATCCTGTTACAGTACAAATTCGTGAAGTTGAAAATGGTTTCCCAACAGAAATTATTGTGCCATATGGTTCTAAAACATTACAAGCAAGTGCTGTTGTGGTAAGTACATCGGTGGCAACAAATGCAACAACTTTTGAATTTGCGTCTCCAGTATTTTTGCAGAATCAAAAAGATTATGCAATCACAATTCTACCGGGTGGTAACACGGATGAGTATGCTTTGTGGGTCGGAAAACTTGGACAACAAGACGTTGACACCAACGAATTGATTCACCAACAGCCTGCTACTGGTATATTGTTTACTTCAGCAAACGACAAAACTTGGTCTCCAATTCAAAGTGAAGATCTTAAGTTTAAACTTTACCGTGCTAACTTTACTAGAAGTACAGGAACTGTTTATATTGAAAATGATGATATCGATTTCTTTACTTACTCCACAATTACTGGTTCATTTAAACTCGGAGAAAAGGTTCAGAAAACAGGCAGTACTGAGAGAGGTTTTGTTAAATTTATAGATACTACGAATCGAAAAATTCATATTGAAAATTCAACAGGAGGGTTTTCAGCAGGTGATAACATTAGAGGAGTATCGTCTCTTGCGACTGCGACTATTGAATCAGTCGATAATGTTATTATGAACACCGTTGTTCCTAAGATTCCTCAGTTGACATATGCTAACACTAGTGCAACTTGGTCGGTCAGAACAACTTCAACTTCTGGTGTAATCAACAGTTCTTATAGATCTGTGAACATCTCTGAGGAAAATGATTTTATAGATTCTGAGAAAAAAGTATTCGGACATACTCCGGGAGATGCTTTATCACCTGTTGCGACTTCTAAGAAAACTTTAGTGTTTAAAGGATCTCTGAATACAACAGATACTTATGTTTCTCCTATTGTCGATACATCTAGATGCAATGCCATCGTTCTTGAAAATAAAATTAACAATGATTCGATTGATGAACACAAAGAAGTTGGAAATGCACTTGTAAGATATATTACAAGACCAGTCGAACTTGCTAGAGGAAACGATGCAGAAGATCTTAAAGTATTTGTTAGTGCATGGAAACCTTCAGGAACCGATGTTAAGGTTTACGCAAAAATTCATAATCCATCCGATGCAGAAGATCTTTCCTTAAAAGATTTTACTCCGTTAACGCAAATTACAAGTGCGGAAACTAGATCAGATTCGGTTGATAGAACTGATATTATAGAATATGAATATGGGTTCTCAGCAAATACTAACGGACAAGGGTTCTTGACCACAGCTAACTCTCATGCACGACTAAATAGTGCTAATAGTGGAGTTGTTGCATATAGATCTGGAGACGGATCTGTGCATCACACATACAATACATTTGCTATTAAAATAGTTTTGACAAGTTCGGGAACAAACATTGTTCCTTTAGTTAAAGACATGAGAGCAATTGCGTTGCAAAAATAATGAAGTGTAAAATAGTAGATAATGAGGATCTTGTTAGGGATGTTGAAACAAAGGCGGTGTTAAATACTGATTTGACATCCCTTGATCGATACAGAATGAGGCGAGAGATTGAAAAAAATAAACAATCTGAGATAAACCAAATGAAGCAAGAAATAAATGAAATAAAATCCATGCTTCATAAACTCATTACAGAGATAAGTAAATGACAGTATCTATTTCAAATACTAATTTAACAGACAATTTTGAGACGTGGAGATTAAACACTAATCTTATTGCGACTGTTATTTCCAATAATGTTATCACAGTTAACCCCGGTGGAGATTCTAATCGTGGAGGGTTTTCTAAAGGTGATGCGCATGTTGGTGGTACTTTCAGTTCTAGTGTTTTAAGAACAAATAATCTTAGATCTGGTAATACATCAGATGATGGTTCTTGGTTGAATGTTTACTCCAATGCTACTATTAATGCAACCACTTTATCAGTAACGTCTAATACAATATTTCAAGGAAATGTAAATTTTGCAACCTCTGGTGCGAATCGACTCATCATGGGAGACATTTCTAGAATCAGAATGACAGGAGGTGTCAGAGGACAGTTCCTCAGAATGGAAGATGAGAACGATGTTCTAAACTTCAAATCTTTGACTCTAAGAGATCTTGCTGACCTATCATCAAATTCTGCGCACCTGATTCTTTCTGGTGCGAACACTACATTCAGTGACAATAACGACTCTCCGCATCTTATCTTGTCTAACGGTGTGGATCGAGCAAGATTTTTTATGGCATCTGGTGCAATCGGTGAATCTGATGTTTATCTATCTCTAGTTGATGATGATGGTGATTCTAAGTTTGTTATCACGGATTCTACGAATACAGAAATTTTCTCTGTAGATTCTGATGGACGATTAAGTTTAACATCCAACGTTGAATTGGGTGGAGTATCTTCATCTGGAAATATTTTACCAGAACTTGGACAAGATGATCAACACGATCTTGGTGCGCCTAATCGTGAGTGGAGAAATTTGTGGGTAGACGGTGTTGCGAACATTGACGAACTATCAATTGCAACAGGTTCAGGTCAGGGTGTATCAACATCATTAATTCCTAAGACGGATGCCGCGGGTAATCTTGGTTCACAGACTCGTAAATGGGGTACAGTTTGGGCGGACACTACAAACGGTGGTGCGGGTGTATTTAAAGGACTTGGTGTTTCACAGAATCTAAATGCTAATGGAAACTTGACTATCGGAGGTTCTACCACTCTTACAGGTAGTGCAACATTCTCCAACACAGTCACTGTTACAGGGAAAACCGTACATAACGGAAACACTGTATTCTCTTCTAATGCCGCATTCCAAGATGAATTAGTAGTCACAGGAAATACATTCTTATCTGGTGACATTGAACTCGGTGATGCGTCAACAGATACCATTACAGTCAAAGGTAATTTTGCAAACGTTTCGGTTGAAGGTCTTTCTACATTTGACGGCAACATGCGAGTCAATAGTTCATGGTTAGAAATCGATACAGATATACGAGGTGATCTAACTCCTGATGTTGACGATGGTGATGGTCATTACGATCTAGGTTCGACATCTGAAAGATGGAATGCCGTTTATGCTAACAATGCATATGCCAACAATCTTTTTGTAGATAATAACGCAACAATTAATGGTTCTCTTACTGTACGAGGGAATGTATCACTTGCAACTGGTACTGCAGTATCTGCACCAGAAGGCACATTTACTGATTTAACTGTTACTGGAGCAACAGATCTTCAGGGTGATGTTGACATTGGTGATGCATCTGGTGATACTGTTACAATCAATGCATCAATCGATAGCAACATTATTCCAACAGGAACACGGAATATTGGATCGGCATCTAGTCAGTGGAATAATCTGTATCTTTCCGGTTCTCTCTATGATGGTACAACAAATATCATAGGAAAAAATAATAAACTGCATGCAAATAACACCATCAGCGATGGAACTATTAGCAGTAATATGCTAGAAACTGTAGCAGACCTTACGGCACAACAGTATGGCAGTTCTACTGCAATTCCAGTTGTTACGGTAAACGATAAAGGGATTGTGACTGCTATAGAAACTGCGACGGTTGCAGGTGTTTCATCATTTACATACGCAACAGGAACATTTACAATTGGAACAGCAGATGGTAGTGATTTTACTGCTTCTGTCCCAGATGCAACAACGTCAGTTAAAGGTATTGCTAGTTTCAATTCGAATGACTTTGGTGTGCAATCGGGTGCAGTATCTATTAAAAGTGGAGGGGTGTCTACTTCTCAACTTGCGGATGTTGCAGATCTTACTGCGGGAACGTATGGTGATGGTGTTCAGGTACCGACAATCACAGTCAACGCAAAGGGTCAAATAACAGGAGTTGTTGCCAACAGTATTCCATTGGCTGCTCGTGCGGTGCATGGTATTGCATCTTTTGATCCAGTTTCATTTGCAGTTGCTTCTAACGGACATGTAAGTTTAGCAGGTGGATCAAGTGGTGCTGTTCTGTCAGTATCAGGGACAGCAAATGAAGTTAATGTTTCTAGGACTGGTGGTGCGGTTACCATAGGTTTACCTGATGATGTGACAATTGCAGGACAGTTGAATGTTTCAGAGAACATTGTTCTTGCAGGAAATTTGATCATGACTGGCGGAAGTTCTGCAGTGTTTAAATCAGCAGAACAAGTCAACATCGAAGACAGTGTAATTGTTTTAAATTCTAATGAAACAGGAACACCAAGTGAAAACGCAGGATTTTCAGTTGAAAGAGGAACTGAAACAAATGTAAGTTTATTGTGGGATGAAACTGCAAATAAATGGACATTTGGAACTGGAACTGTAATTGCTTCTAATTTTGAAGGAACTGCAACTCAAGTAGGACATAGTGTATCACCCGGAAGTTATTTAACAGGATCTGCATTTAACGGATCTGCCGACAAAACATTTGCTGTTGATGCTACACCAAATAACACAGCAAGCAAAGTTGTGGCAAGAAATGCATCAGGAAATTTCTCTGCAGGAACTATTACTGCGACATTAAGTGGTAATGCTTCAACAGCATCGAAGTGGGCAACAGCAAGAACAATTACATTTGATGAAGGTGTGGTTACTGGAAGTTTCACTATCGATGGATCCGGTGATGTTGACGATGTGGCACTTGGTCTTGCGACAGGCAGTGTCACGTCAACTCACCTTGCAACGAACTCTGTTGGTGCGGATGAATTAGCAAATGAAGCAGTTGATACTGCCGCAATTGCGGCAGACGCAGTAACTGGAGATAAAATTGTAGATAATACAATTGGATCTGAACACTTTAAAGCAGGTGCTATCACATCGGCAGTCCTTGGTGCCGGTACGGTTAAGCAGACAAATATTGCTGATGACGCAGTAGGAAAAGATCAATTAAAAGACCAAGTGACCTTGCATATTAAGTCAAGTGGTGGTACAATATTAAAGACGTTATTCGCAGTGGGCGATCCGAATTTATAGGTATTTTTTATGGCATCAGTAAGACCAGTATACTATGATTTTTCAAACAGTTTGCAAGAGATGACTGACGACATGCTTTCTGCATTGCGAAGTCATGCAGTAGGATTGTTTACAAGCAATCCTTCAGTTTACTTAAGCAGAGTTGAAAGTGGAGGAAATCTTGACGCGATCACGGACACTCGTTACTATACTAGTATCGGCACAACAGATGCCGTAAGTGTTGCTGGTGCGGAACTTAAAATTAAGAATGATGACGACATCACAATTCAACAACTGAGTGTTACTTGGGAAAACATAAGTCAAAATATCGTTACTACTAATGCTCCAACGGCACTAACTCATAAGTTTCCACTGTATTATGATGGGAACCATCTTAAAGAAATGGACATTGACGATGTTTATGATACATTCATATCACCTATAAGCAGTACCTTAAGTACCGCTGGTAGATTATATACAATTCTGAATACGGATGTAGCAACTGGATATACAAATTTAGGGAAAATATTTGAGGATACTATTGCAGTGTCTAAGGAAGATGATGGATATTCTGCGGACAATATTGAAACAGACGAGTCGCAAGATATATTTGACACAACAAGTTATTATTTGCTACAGAAAAATGGTTTTACTATTCCCGGATTGACTCGACCAGTTTGTTATGAACAAGGTCATGCTGTTTTGTTATCTGACACCCAAATCGATTCTCTTTTAAAAGATTCTGCTCGTCATTATTTTGGAAATGTTTCTGGAAACAAACTTAGATTTGGATGGGATATTAACGCGTTATTTGAAAATGATGGAATTGTTACAGGAACAGTTATTAATCAACAGTTAGATAACACTGGAACGTATCCGTACATTGGTAAAAGATTTAGTAAGAACGACTACAGGTCACAAGAAGTTCCTTCAGGAGAACCTACGACTGCAAATACATACAGATTAAAAGTGAGGACTGATATATGATTTTAGAGCAAGGTGAATTCATCGATGCATATTTTACAAACGATGATAGAAACGAAATTCAAGCAACGTGGCATGATTTTGGAGTGGATTCTTACTACAATGTGTTTATTCCTGTGGATCTTGAAAATGAAAACTATCAGAAATTGTTGGAAAAATATAATTTAAAACAGATAAAAAATAACACAAACGAAAGATCTGCTTCTGAAGCAGAAGCTTTCAAGACATTAGTTTTGGGAGAAGCATTAAAAAAGGGATTGGTATATGACCCTGCGAATGTCGAGGTAGATAACCTTTTGAGGGTAGATCATCTCTTTGAACTACCTGAAGGAAATATTGGTGAAGAGTTTTTATTCAACTTGAAGTTGAGAATTTTTGATATGCCAGAACTTTTGAATGTTGAATGGTCTGAAGAAACACAAGAATTGAAGAAACGATTAAGAGAAGCAAAGACACCTCTAGAGTGTCTTTACATTGCAGGTAAGTTTTTATACGAATGATTCGTATCTCCCCCAGAGATGGGGGAGATTATCCATGTGCGTGAAGTGCGCAAACTTAATATCACTATGAAACTCACCTAAGTACATATACGGATTTCCCGTTTCTTCTTTGTACATAGTATTTAATTTCTTCAGATTTTTCTCGTGGAAACGACACACCCATGAACTAGGCAGATAGATCAATTCTAACTTTTCATTAACTGCATCTTCAACGAAATGCTGTTCGCCATTGACAGGACCAGTAGTGTACCCTTCTTGAATATATTTTCTCTGATAATATTCTGGATGTTCCATAAACTTATCGTAGATATATTTACAATCTTTCGGATAGTACTTGTAGAACCCACCATTGATAGTGAATCGAGAAAACTCAGTGTCTTTCCACCAACTGTGGATGGATAAAAACTGTCCTTTCTCGACAGGGTACTCAAATATTTTTTTATAATCATTCAAAAGCAAGATGTCAATATCCATAACACAGATGCATTCATCAATATCAAGATTCATTCCAACCATTTTATTCCATTGCAATTGAACATTTGGCATCTCTTCCCGAATCCAAATAAATTCATGTTCAGGAAGTTTCGACTCTAAATATTCTTCATATTCAGGACCGTATCGGTCACCGACTCTTACACATAATATTTTCATTAATAGTTACCGCTGATGACCTCATCTCTAAACAAGTTCTTTCCACCAATAATGCAATTGTCAAGATCTAAAAATTCTCCCCAACGTGCATGAATTACATCCACAGGATGACGGTGAATAAGGTAATTATAACAGAAGATATTTGAGAAGTATAGTAAATTAACTTTGTCTGTGTCAATCTTTAAATTTTCAATAGGATCGATGACCGCATCAAATTTAATAAATTCAGGGTTTCCAATTTTTTCAATTGTTTCTAAAATTTTATCTTGGGGGAAAAGTTTTTCATTATCACCACGAACAACAGGTTTGTAATCCGCATCGTCAACAATGACACCTTCTTTCTTTTTCCAATAATTCTCAACTCTGTCTAAATCACGGAAATCGTATACCATTTTTTTCCATGATATTGAATCATCATTAATATCAAAGAAAATCATCTTGGTGTTTTCATGTCCATAAAGATGATACAAATATTCTCCACTGAATCCGGATGCGGGAGCATAGATTACGTCAAACTTCAAATTTGTTTTGACTTTCATATGAGAATACTTTTCGTTATTCTTAGTGTAAACAATATTGTCATTTTTATTTTCTTCAAAGTCAAGTGCTTCACATGATCTTCTCTCTGGATAGCAGAAAAACTTGACATCTCTTTCTTGAATGAAGTTGTGGATTGTATCACCTGCTTCAATAACTTTTGAAATGTACTCTGCCATTTCTGCATTGCGCACAGTTTTAATAACAGTTTCTTCTTTGGGTTTTAACCAATAAGGTGTATAGTCATCGTGCACATTCGTAGACGATCTTTCTGGCCAGACCACATCACCTGTATACCTACCAAATGAAGGTTTCCCAATAACTCTCCAATGATTTAAGTTTAAGAAAAAACATTGGAGATGCATACGTGCGTACTGATTTTTTTCGTGCCAAAGGATATGACCTTTGCATGGTGCACCGGACTCGCAAAACTCATCGAAGTAAGTATGAATTGTATTCGGTTCATCTCTATGCCAGTTATTATAAAATGAACCAATATAACTCACCATGGCATATTCGTATTTGTCTGATTGAGCAACTGCTTCATCTAAAGTTTCTGCAAAAATAATTGCTTCTGTATTACCTTTGCGACCCCAACCGACACCAGTCCACCAAGTAAGGGTTGCCATATATTGTGCATATTCATCCCACTCGATTTTGGGATAGTTCAAAATAATATGAACCTTTTTGGTTTCTTTTGTGTTGTGACTTGAGTTTTGTAAGATAAACTTACCAAATTCTTCAAATGAGTTGAGCATCAGGGTGTTCCTTGTGGAATGATTTTACAAATAATTCTTTACGTGCCTTGTTCGTTCCACCATGTATGATAAAGTGGATTCTTGGTTCTTTGGAGAAGTTCGCTGCTTCATGGAAAGGACCGTTATTAAACCAATACACTTCTCTTGGTTGAAACGGAACTTCTAGCATATCAGAACACCTCCGAAGATAACACTGTTCTGGTTGTGTGATTGCTATATTTATAGCGGACATCACATTGTTTTTTAGTGGGAGACCTTCTTTCCACATGTGTGTGTCAGTGTGTTTGCGTATATATCCACCGGGTTCAAGTAACATGAATCGGCAACGTCCATACATACCATTATTTGGAAACGTGTCTTGCAACCACTCTTTCATGGTAGGAGCATACTTTACCAGTTCTGTCCAATCATGATTATATGATTCTGGATTATATGTGGTGACATTCATTCCCTCACCATGAAGGGTCACCGATTGCCAACCTCGGCCATCTGAACCTCGGTGTTCGACAAATAGTCCCTCATCATAAATAGTCAATGCCTCATCAATAACTGTTTCTGGAATTTTAATGTCTGCTCTCAGATAAAACAGTTCTTGATCAGCACACCATTTTTTGACTTGATCAAACTCACTCATTTCCAGTAATCTCCAATCCATGTACCTAATAGTGTATCATTTTTTTCGCCTTGATTCAAGATGCACACCTCATAATCTTTCCTTAATTTTTCTGCTTCTTCATCTTTCCGATACCTTGCTCCTAGTCGATAAGAGTATGCGATTCCTGACGGAAGTATATCAACATCAACAGGATCATTAAAAAGATACCTGTCTAATCCTTCACGATATCTCACGAGGATACGATCTTTTTGTTTTTGAAAATGTTCGTAGATGCTCTGTCCTTGTTTTCCATTCCATTTCATAATTGACGAATTATAAAGAGTTGGTGAAAATTTCTTTTCTGCATATGGATAAAAGTAATCTGACTTCCATTGAGAATACAATACGGAAACAGTCCTTGTCTTTACTGAACACAATCGTTCAAGTGGATTGAGGACAACAACATCCAAGTCAAAGTATATGGTATCTCCTTTACTGAAAAGGTTGAACAGTTCTACTTTAGGCCAAACCCTTTCAAGGTCAGATTCGATAGGAATTGTTTGCAATCCATTCAGATCTGTGTTATCATCAGTATAACAATAGAAATTGAATGGTACAGGCATGTTGCGTAACAGCATGCTATACAGTTTATGTACGTACTCTGCAGAGTATTTTTTGCCCCATTTGACGCAAACAATGTTCATAAATAGATGTACTCAATTTTGGAGAATAGAATGATCATTTTACCAGAAATCTCAGAAAATAGCAAGTCGATGTTAATACACACACGTCCGACTCGATCTGTTTCTATATTGTCTGAAATAAAAAGACAAAAAGGTTCTCTAGATAATTTATATGTTCTATATATTGCTTCAGAGCATCTTTTAGAAACAGTAAATTATAATCGAGGAATTTCAAAATTTGATCCAAATGATCCAGACCGTCCCGGTGGTCCGACTAGATCTCAACCAACAAGATATGCAAATTATTTGGAAATGTGTGATGATTTTGAAATAGAAGAAAGTTATAGAATTGAATTTAAAACTTTGTCTGACTTTCAGTTCGAAAATGGTGATAATTTTATTGTCGATAGTTATAGAATGGATGTTTACATAGATTTGATTAAGTTGGGAATTGAAAGAGGATATTCTTTACATACAGTCCGATCTATAATAGATTCTTTTGATGCAACAACAAACTCAATTGTAGATGATTTTAGAAGAACATTTAACTACGATGAATCATATGAAGAGAATGATATGTTTTACAGACCGTTCAAAGATTTGACAAGACAGGAAGTGTTTGCATTAGGAATGCAAAATGCACCAGAACTTTTTAACAAATGGGACTACAAAGAACGTGAACATTATAAAATGGTGAGAGGTGAAGATAGTGTTAAAGAAGATTGGGCAACACGTCCGGAACCTTACAACCCGTAATTTTGCAATACCCGTTAGTAACGGCACCGAAGCATTATATCTTTCATTACTTGTTAATGGTATAGGAGAAGGGGATGAAGTTATTGTCCCCAACTTTTCTTGGATATCTTCTGCATCTTGTATATCAATGGTTGGTGCGACACCTGTATTTTGTGATATCAATATTGACACGTACCATCTATGTATGGATAGCGTCCGACGGATGGTCACATCAAAAACAAAAGCAATTATCTTTGTCCATCTGTTCGGCAGTATGCATGACGCAACTGATCTAAAACAGTTCTGTGAAAATCACGGTATACTATTAGTCGAAGATTCGTGTCAGGCATTTGGATGCACTCTTGATGGTGTTCCTGCGGGATCAATAGGTGATATATCTACGTTCAGTTTCAATACCAACAAAGTGATTAGTGGGTTGACTGGTGGGGGCATGGTATTGACAGACAACGAAGAGGTTGCTGACAAATTAACTAAATTAAGTCATCATGGACACGGAGAGGATTTTGAGTATCTTGGGCGTAACTCACGAATGTCAAATGTAGATGCAGAGCATATTTTAACACAAATGAATTCGTATTGTGATCAATGGGTATTGAGAAAGGAAGCAACTGAGAAATATAAGTTCAATCGTCCAACTCAAAAAAGACCAGACGGATTAATCAGTAATTATTTTCGACATACGATTCGATTTGATAGTAAACCAGACCGTGATAAAATCAAAGATATTTTTGGTCTTAAGGTTCACTATGATAAACCCATGTCTGAGAACTCGATGTATAAATCAATAAAACACAGAAAAGATTTCTGTATTAATGCACAATTAGTTTCAGATACTATCGTGACCCTACCGATACTCAACAAAGCAGAACCAGTAGATGAAATTTATACGATGCTTGTCGAGAAGATATTTGAATATCCTGATTGGTCTGTTGGATCACATCATGAAAAAATAGTTGAGGCATTCTATGCGATTGCAAGAAATCCAGAATAGTCATTTCGCAATTGATTTCTTTCTAACAATGTCGTGCAACAAAACCTGCGAGTATTGCACATCATACACCATCGAGCAGAGAAATCTAACAGTAGATATGGATTTTTTAGAAAGGGTTCTTGGTTATCTGAAAGATTATAAAATCAGGATTAGTTTACTTGGAGGTGAACCCGGTCTTGTAAAGAACTTAAAGGATGTAATTGATGCGATTAAGAGATATGACAATTTTGTACCATCAGTTTTATCGAATTCGTTCGTAAGGAAAAGGTATCCGGAAATTCTTGAAGACCCAAATGTCATTTACATGGAGCATTTGATCGAGGACTTTCATTCAGACAAGATTTCAAAACTTGGTAATTATCAGTGTTTCGAAGAAAATGAATTGAATAACTACAATGTGGTCATCAAGACACCCAACTATTTTAAATACTATGACACGCATAAAAATGAAATAGAACATTTATCACACAAAAATACACAATGGAAAACCTACAACTCAAGGTCAAAGAACTTTGATGTTGTTGAACAATCACCTGTAATTGATCGAAAACTTTGTTCGAAGTTTCCACAGGTGCCTGTTATAGATTTTGAAAACAAAAATTTAAGGCATTGCAGTAAAAGAACATTGGACTCAAAAACATTTGACATTACAGAAGAAAACATACATAATATGATGAGGCTTAATCTTTTTCAATATGAAGATTACTGCCACAATTGTTGTGAGAAGATTAGCAATTTTCCACTAATTAAATATATGGAGATTTTATGATAGAGACCATTCAATATGATCATGGATATAGTGCTATCGTGTTTGATGAAACAAACGGTGACTACTACGACATGATGCTTGATGCAGCTCAGAATAACACACATCGCAGGGCAAAAGATTATAATAAAAATATCTTACAAGAGAATTTTACGAAATTTTGTGTGATTCATAGAAAAAATGATTACCCTTTCAATCTATTTGGTCTTCAACAAGAAGATTGGATGGAACCATATAATGTTGCACGTTGTTTCTATCGAGAATGGAAAAGAACAACATGGCAAGGTGAGTTCTTTTCGTCTACAGGCGACGTTGACGAGGTTACCGACGAAATCAGAAGTCAAAACAGATATGCTGTTCAAAAAATGCTTGGATTTTTTGAACATCATCCTGAGTATCACCAGAAGCATGGTATCGAAAACCTATTTTTAACTCGGACATTTTATCCAGATCGTAATCAAAATCCAAAAGCATTCGAAAAAACTCTCAGACGGTTTGATAACAATTTTGAATTTCGAGGTGTATACATGTATAAAAGCACACCACAATCGTTTTATGTACTAGGAGATGATTCGTTTCTGAAAGAATTGCCTAAATATAAATAGAACAAAACTTAGGAATTCCCCATGGCAAAAGCGAATATCATCATCGATCAAGGTTCAGATTTTTCTACCACAATCACAGTTAAAGACACTGATGGGAACGTTAAAAATTTAGCGGGACACACTGGTTTTGGGCAGGTTCGCAAACATTACACTGCTACGACTGCATATGATTTCACTATAGAATTTCAGAATCCTCGTACTAGTGGTCAAGTAACACTTAAAATGGATCGCGATGTGACAGAAACTTTAGAACCGGGTAGATATGTTTATGACATCGAATTGACAGATGACTCGGATATCAGAACCAGACTTGTCGAAGGAATTGTTACCGTAACACCACAGGTGACTAAAACACCTGTCGCGAACACATAGGCAGTTTCATGGCAGACTATACAGTCACATTCGGCAAAAGAGGTAATATTTCTGCTACATTTGAAGCAGAAAAAAGGATTACCTTAAAAAACCAAGCAGTCGATAAAACTAAACTACAAGAATTAAACGATGTTGCCGCCAGAAGCGGGGATCCAATACAACACGGGGACATTCTTCAGTTTGATGCAGAATCCAATACTTTTATATTTACTTCAGGCGCTCTTGTTAGAGATGCTAATAATAATTATGTAGCAATTGGGAATGCGATCGTTCCTGCTGTCGGAAGAAACGTGGACTTGGGTTCACGAACCAATCCTTTTAGATCATTATTCGTTCAAGGAAACACGGTAACGATTGGTAACGTATCACTTTCCGATACTGGTTTCGGAACGATTACTCTTGTTCGCCAAACTGAAATCTTTGAAGCAAATAATGAGCATCACACAAATACTGTAATTTTAGGAACACTAAGTACGATTTCTACTGCCAATCAAATGACTATTGGTAAAGATACAGGGAATACTGATTTTGATTTGTCTGATGGTGCACTTCAACATTTTAACGCAAATACCAATGTTGTTGAATATTTGGATGATTTGAATGAGGCACTTTTAAACATTCATGATGACACATTTGTTCGTAATGTGACATTTACTGCTGATCCTAGAAATTTAGGTATAGGAACAACGGTTCGTTTGACCATAAGTTCTGAAGGAAATCCAAATGAATATGATGTTGATTGGGGAGATGGAACTTTTTCAAACAATATCACAGACGTAACTCCAACTCACGTTTACACTGAAGAAGCTGTAGCATTGAGTCCTTTGACCTTGAAAGTTGTTGCAAGGAATACAGGAGGATCTGGTGCAGGAAGTTTTAGTACGGAAACAAACACTAATTTTATTACATTATTTGCGAAAGATCCAGAACCTGTATTCTTTATATACTCTGGATTGACTGCGGGATCAGTAATTACAGAAGCAAATACTGGTCAAGCAGTGTACCTTGATAACGATTCCAGAGAAGTTCCTAACACTGATGTTACTGCATCATACTCTATCAACTGGGGAGATGGTTCGTTAGATCAAATCACGAGTAAAGTTGATGCGGGTGGTGACCAAGGAGCAAGATTATCACACACATATACTTCTGGATCTGGTTCATCATTGTATACTTTAACAATGAACATTGTTTCAATGAGTACTGCAACTCCGGGTCTTCTTCCTGTTTCAAACACTTATTCATTGAAGGTATTTGATCTTAATCTCGGTGCACCGGATAATATCACTGACAAAACAATTTCATGGCAGACCTCATCGTCAGGATCTTCACCTGCACTTGCGGAGGGATTCATTGCAAACGTTAATGTAACGGGATTGAATGCAGGTGATATACTAAGTTCATCTATTCCTCGTATAACATCAGGATCTGCAACTACCTCGACAATGGGAACTTATTTCCATTCTAATGGATCTATAACTGCTGAATTTAATGATACTGCTTCATTAATTACTCCAACTGTTTCTGAATCTGGAGTCGATTACTATAACTATAATGCGAGTGGGTCTGTAGTTTCATCGTCCCAAAGAATCTATGCCCCTAATCTTTTTACCACTGGACACAAAGCAACAATATCTGTTAATGTTTCTAGTTTTGATTATGGTGCAAATAAAATTGAATTTGTGACTGATGAAGGTAACTCTAATGAATTAGTATATGTCTATGATAATTTATCTGCGAATCCTTCTGTTGATGTTTCCGGAGTAACAGTTTCTCATGGATCCGGATCATACAACTATATTTCCGGTGTGCCATACTACAATAGCGGTGACACAATCACATTAGGAGGGGTCACCGTTTCTAACCTTACAGGACAAACATATTATAGTGGAAATGCGTTCACTGTAGGAGACGTGAATGTTGAGACACTTTCTGGCACTTCTATATCAGACCAGTCATATAATTACTCAACAGCATTGTCATCTTCAGATAGATCTGGTGCTATTCCAAATGCAAACTTGACAAGCATTAATGTTGAAGATCTTACAGTTAATATAGGATCAGGTGACAATTCTTGTCGATTAACCTTCCAAGCAAGAAATGTAAATGGAACAGATACCGAAACAATTACCTCACCCATCATTAATGTATTTAATGGCACCGATGTTATCAACGAATCTGCCATTGAAGTTTCCAGTTCACTTGGATTAGGATACACAACAAATGGTGTAAGATTGACTGGATTTTCTGGTGCGACTCCATCATACAGTTCTTCTACCGATTATTATTCAGATAATGCTTGGTCTGGGTCTGCGACAGTTGCGGGAACAGATGAAGCAATTATTCGTTACGGTTCATTACAACATTTTGACACAGATTTGTCAAGTGGTTATTTGCCTGTCGGTCCAGATCTTTCGACAGGACGTTCTGGAACACAATATTTTAGATTTGCTTTTAAACGAACTGCTGTGTCGAACTTCAGAGTTCGACTAACGGGGAAAGTGTCTGGATTTTTCTATGCTTTGCCGGGAAGTTCCATTGATAGCTCATCGACAATAAATGGTTGGATTGATGCTTCTGTTCAATATGCAGGATCTGGTATTCCGGGAGCAGACACTGGTAATGGAGGTAATGGTTCCAATGGAGGTGCATTTACCGGAGGAGATAGAATTCTTGATGGCACAACGTATAGTAATGATACATTCGACTTGACGTTTGGAACCGAAACAACCACTAACTCTCATCAGAATCAGGTGTTAATTTCAGTAGCACTAAATAGTGATGACTCAATAACTTCTATCTCTATCGAGGAACCATCGTAATGCCTATTTCTGATGCACAAAAAGTAGATTATTTGTGGAAGAAACTGGGATATGGTGCCGCAAAGACAGACACAAATGATAAAAAGAAAGCACCTAACGAAGCAATTGTTTCCCCTTTACTGATCCGTGGAGATAAGATTTGGGTTTCGGCTGGTGAAATCCCGACAGTAATTCCATCGGCAACGACATCAATTGTTGAAGTGTATTTAGGAGGGTCTGCAGTAGAAACATCAGAAGATGGATCGTCCACAAACAATAGAACATGGTTAACAAATCAAACTGATTGGATTCCTCCAGAATTCGGATCTACTTATCAGGTAAAAGTTTATATTGACAACGCAGGTGTTGCGGACGCAACATCAACCGGAACTCAAGTATTCGCAACAGGTTCTGGAAACAACGACGAATGGTTTTTTGATTATCAGTCTGGAGTTTTACATTTTATTGGTACAAATTTACCATCATCAATGTCTGATACTAAAAAAGTATACATCAGCGGTGCTAGATATGTTGGCCAATTAGGAACAAGTGGATCTGATTTTACTAACCTTACCTCTAATACAATAGTGTCAAACACTTTAGAGGTTACAGAAACACTTACAGCAAATGTTGTGGTCGCAAATACAATTACTGCAAATACTCTTGTTTTAGAAACTCCACTCAGTTCTAATTCTGGTGGTACTGGATTGGAAACATTCATAACGAACGGAGTTTTGTTTGCTAGTAATACCAGTCAATTAGGATTTATTACAGGGACAACTGGAAAAATATTACAGATAAATAGTTCTGGTGAACCACAATTTGATGATTTAAATGGCGGAGATTATAGTTAATGACTGATTGGTATGATGCTGAAGAAATAAATAAAATTTATAGAGACTCGCATTCTGCTACAATTAAAGAATTGAATGATGTTATTGTAATGTTAAGAACAAAAGTGACTATATTAGAAAAACAATTAAAAGAGCAATCAGAAACTGCTGAAGATAAGATACCTGCAAGTGTAAGGAGAAAAATAACTCATCTTGAGGATCTTAATAAAAATCTTAAAGAAAATTTAAAAGAAAGAGATAATTTACACGTCCCTCGATATTATGAAACAGAGTTTAAAAAACTATTAAAAGAGAACGAAAAACTCAAAGAAGACGTAGAGTACTATAAGTCGAAGGTGCCAGTTCAAATTATTATAAATAGAGAGAACAAAGAAAAACCTACCCGCAAAGGCGGAATACCAAAATAATTAAAGGAGTGCTATAATGGCATCTATCATTAAAATCAAACGTAATTCCACGCAAGGGTCAGTCCCTAGTTCTTTGGAAACTGGTGAAATTGCAGTCAACCTATTTGACCGAAAGTTATACGTAGGTAATACGACAGGTGTCACTGCAATTGGTGGTGAAGATTTCCGACTTACTACAGATTCACCAACTACTGGTGCGGGTGCCTATCTTAAACTTTTAGGAGATAGTACACTTTCAACAAACAACATCCTTCTTGAAGCAGGTAGTGGTGTTGCGATTGAAAGACAAGCAAACGGTTCCATTTTATTTAATATTGATGGCGGGTCGATTGATAACTCACAGTTATTGAACAGTGGATATGATCTTACTGCGAACAACGGAACAGGATTTGAAATTGCACTAGGTGAAACATTTAATTTTGTTTCTGGTGATGGTACTGGTATTACCACGACTCTTAGTGCAAACACTCTTACAATTTCTGGTACCGACGCAACAACAACCTCTAAGGGTGTTGCAAGTTTTAGTACAACAAACTTTGACGTTTCGTCTGGAGCAGTTTCCGCAAAAGATATCACCTTAAGTGGTGATTCAGGTACTGCGGCAGCGACGATTGGTGAAACATTTACCATTTCTGGTACTACAGGTGAGATTGAAACATCAGCAA